AGGACAAAATACTAAATTTCTTTCAAAGATAGGACGCAAACAGTTTGAATTTAAAGAAGTAAATCAAAGAGTTTTTGATTTTTATGTTAACTTTTTATCTACAAAAAATATGGCATGGCTTAACAATGCAGAAAGAGAGCTAAACTAATGGCTAAGATGAATAAGACAAAAGAATATGCTATAAAATATTTAGCATTTCAGGATAAAAAAAGTCCAGAAGAAATTGCATCAGAATTAAAAGTTCCACTAACAGACGTTGAAAAGGTTATCAAAGACAATAAAAAAACCAAAGCAGCAAAAACAGATAAAACAAAAGATTTGATGATACGTCAAACCTCTGCTAAGAAAAATAATACTGTTAGTATTATGACAGAAGCCGCAGCACAATTGTCAGATGAATTTATTAAAAACTTAGACGCTTTACATAAATCAAGAACATCAAACTATATTTATAGACCCAAGGACTCTGACAACAGCTGAATATTGGTCTATTAAATAAGATGTCTCAGAAAAAATATCCATCTAAGTACTCCAATGATAAGTTGGTTAGTGCGGCTCAATACATCACAGAAATTATTTGTGAGAAAAAAGCAAAATTAAATAAAAAAGATCTTCATTATAAATTTTGGATTAATAAAGAATGGTCTAAATTCTATAGAGATCAAATAGCTAGTGCGAATAAGTTATTAAAAACGTACTCTGATGCTGCTATACTAAAGGCGTTGTCTCATCCAAAAGCACAAAAAATTTATTCCCTGCGAGCGCCATTTCTAATTCCTATTATAGAGGAAGAAGAAAAGAAATTACAAGCCCAGAATACTACACTATCATTAGAATTTAATAGAACTAATGATGTTGTTTTTGGTAATAAATCAATTAAAAAATCGAACATTATTTCAAAACTAAAGGATCTAGATAATGAGTCTTAAAGAAGATGTAGTAAAAAATTTTGGTGATGATATTATTGTTTCTGGTAGTGCTATAGTAGATCGTAAAAGCACAGTTATTCCCGTAAGTCCAGCACTTGATATTATCTTGAACGGTGGAGTACCAGAAGGTAGTTTTGTTGTTCTTACTGGACAACCAAAAGTTGGTAAAACAAGTTTATCATTAGATTTTTGTGCTACTGCTCAAAGACCAGAATATCAAGGATCACTTAAGACTCCAAGAGAAGTTTACTATCTAAATATAGAAGGAAGATTAAAAAAGAGAGATCTAGAAGGTATTCCCGGCTTGGATCTTGATAGGTTTCATGTAATAGGTAGTCAACAAGGTAAAATTTTACATGCCGAAGACTATCTACAAATTGCAGAAAAAATTATTAATGAACTACCAGGATCTGTTGTTATTATAGATTCATACTCCGCACTATGCACAGAAGCAGAAATTACAAGCGAAATGGATAAAATGCAAAGGGCTGATGGTGCAAAACTATTAGCCAAATTTTGTCGCAAAGTAGCAAATGTTATTCCTGTTAATAAAAATATTGTTATAGGTATTACCCATCTTATGGGAAATCCCACAGGATATGGTGCAGAATTTAAGGAAAAGAGTGGTCAAGCAATAGCATATCAAACAGATATTAAACTCAGAGCAAAAAGTAGTAAACCATGGACACTAAGTGCTGATGGTACACAAATTGGTCAAGAAGTAGAATGGCAAGTTGTATGCTCTGCTTTAGGGCCACCGGGCGGTGTTATTACTAGTTATTTAAGATACGGTCATGGTATTGATAAATATATGGAAGCTATAACTCTAGGCTCTGATATGGGTTTGATTCATAAGGGTGGTGCTTGGTATACTTTAACTTCTATTCCAGATAAGCCCAAATTTCAAGGTACAGAAAAGTTAAGACAATATTTATTAGACAATAATAAAGCATTTACAGATTTAGTTAAAAATATCAAGGACACAATGGGACTTAAATGCTAGTTAAAGATTTAGATAGTAATTCATATAATTGGTTATTAACAGGCAATATGGCCAAAGGTAAAACAGATAATAGGTCATCATTGCATTTAATAGCACGATCATTATTAATAGAACATTTTCCAACACTTCAAATATTAGAAGAGGTTCCTATACAAGTTAGGAAATCTCAAACATTATACTTAGATTTTTATTTACCACTTAAAAAAATATGTTTTGAAGTACACGGAGAACAACATTATAAGTTTGTTGCGTTTTATCATTCTAGTCCATTAAATTTCCTAAAAGCCCAAAAAAGAGACAGAGAAAAAAAGGAATGGTGTGATATTAATAATATTAAATACATAGAACTACCTCATTATGAATCAAAAGACTTGTGGATAGAAAGAATTAAAAATGCTTAAAACATCAAAAGAAGAAGTAAAATATTGGGATGATATTTTAGACGAATATGAGCATTCTATTGGCTTAGGAAAGTTCTCAGATGTTCATAATTTTGTTGAAAGTGAAATGAATGATTATTTCACAATGACTAGAGATAGTATTGAAAAATTAAATCCCGAAGATTGTGCTCAAATCGCATATAGACTAGGACAGTATGCCTTTTTCCTACAACGTACATTAAACAGAGAAATAGCCAGACATAACTGGGCAGAAGAAAATATCAAGGAAACAATAGCGGACGAACTGAACAATTACAAAGGTTACGGATATGTAGAAAAATCACTACAAGCTATTAAACATAATGATAAGGCTAGCACACTTAGTAAGATTAAAAAATATGCCCAACAACGTATTGATAGACTATCATATCTAGCCAACAGCGTAAAGAATCTTTCTGATATTATGTTATCTATACAAAGAACAAAGGTGAAACATGGGTCTTGATAAAGATGATATTAAAGCCCTGATTGCTATTCTGCAAAAGGGATTACAAGATGATGATGACAATGATGTTGATGCAAAACCAAAATCATCAACTAAAAAAAGCACACCAAAAACAAAAAAGAAAAAGCAGGCCGTAAACAAATTTAATAGTATGGCTGAATTTAGTATGTGCAAAGAGGATGTGGAAATAGATAAAAAAATTAAGAAACCACCACCATCAGCAAGAAATAGACCATTCGATTTTATCAATGTTCAATGTAGGATTTGTGGAAAAAAAGAAAAGATTGCACCAATGCTGGTGGAGTCTATAGAAAGATATAAATGTAACAAGTGTTCAACGGGAGCAGGCTGATGATTTTGTGTGATCCTGCCGCAGAAAGAGCGGTATTGGCTGGTATTTGTCAGTATGGTGAAGCAGCTTATCTTGATATAGCTGATATTATTCAAGAAACATCATTTACAATTGATAGCAATAGTATTATTTTTAAGTGTTTAAAGACACTGTGTGAAAATAATCAATCTAAAATAGATATTGCTTCGATATATTCAATTGCTCAAGAAGTTGGTGTTTCTCATATTCTTTCCAAAAAAGAAGAAACACAACATTTAAGGGCTATCATGGACTTTCCTGTTAGTCTAGAAAATGTTCGTAGATTTGCTGCTAAAATTCGTAAACTAGAAATTGCTAGGCTTTTAAGAAAGCAATTAGAACAAACACAAGATAAAATTTTAGAGGTTACTGGTAATGAGCCAATCTCTTCAATTATTGGTTTAGCAGAAGATAGCATCTTTAATTTTACATCATTATTAAATGATACTGATACTGGACCAGAGCGAATCGGCACAGATATAGATTCTTATATTGAGAATTTGGAAAAGAATAAAATTGACCAAGTTGGTATACCAACAGGATTTCCAATATACGATCAGGCAATTGGTGGTGGCTTAAGAAAAGGAACAATTAATGTTATTGGGGCCAGACCCAAAACTGGTAAAACATTATTATCCGATAATATGGGTAAGCATGTGGCCAGCCTGGGTATTCCTGTGCTAAATATGGATACAGAAATGAACAAGGAAGATCACATACATCGTTTGTTGGCTATGATGAGTGAGATAGAAATTAATAATATCGAAACTGGAAAGTTTGCTGATTCTCCAGACAAAAGAAATAAACTAAATAAAGCAGCCAAAGATCTAAAAGAGATGAAGATTTATCATAAGAGTATAGCTGGCAAACCTTTTGAAGATCAGCTAGCAATTATGAGACGATGGCTAGTTAAAGAGGTTGGATTAAATGATGACGGAACAGCCAAGGATTGCGTAATCTTTTATGATTATTTAAAACTTATGGATAGTGCTGGTATGAGCCAAGATTTAAAAGAATATCAGGTATTAGGTTTTATGATGACCAGCCTACATAATTTTGCTGTTAGATATAAAGTTCCTATCGTGGCATTTATTCAGCTTAATAGGGACGGCATAACTAAAGAAAGCACAGATTCAGCAAGTGGATCAGACCGTATTATTTGGCTATGTAGTAATTTCAGCATCTTTAAAAGAAAGAGTGATGAAGAGATTGCTGAAGATGGGCCAGATAATGGTAATAGAAAATTAGTTCCTCTTATTAGTCGCCATGGTGGAGGACTAGATGATAATGATTATATTAACTGTTATATGAAGGGCTGGTGTGCCAAAATAACAGAAGGACGAACAAGACTAGAAATATTAAACAATGTTAAATCTAAAAGCGAGGGTTTCATAGTAGATGACAACAATGATGAAGACCAAATCCCATTTGAATGATCAGGCTAAGCTGAAAATAGTATGTGATGAGGTTTGTGATAATATAGAAACCTTATTGGACACTTTTGGTTTAGATTATAAATTTACCAATAAAATGATAACCATGTCCTGCCCCATTCATGGTGGAGACAATGAATCTGCATTAAACTTATATCCAGAAGGTGATCATTATAGAGGTAATTGGAAGTGTAGAACTCATGGATGTGAAAAAGTATTCAAAGGTTCTGTAATAGGATTTATTCGTGGTATTATATCTAACCAGCAATATGGATGGAGACAATCTGGAGATTCAACCTGTTCTTTTAAAGAAGCTGTAGATTTTGCTACAAAGTTTATTAATAAAGACTTAAGTAGCATTAAAATTTCTAAAACAGAAAGAGAAAAGAAACAGTTCACAAATGTTGTAAATTATTTAAACAACAATCAATCAACGAACGAGTCATTAATTACAAGACAACAAATTACTAAGTCTTTACAAATACCAGCACAATACTATATTGATAGAGGATACTCTAAAGAGGTTTTAATAAAGTATGACGTTGGATTGTGTGATAAGGCTGGTAAAGAAATGCATAATAGAATAGTTGTTCCAATCTATGACAACGACTATAGATATATGGTTGGTTGTTCTGGTCGCAGCATATTTGAAAAGTGCCAATCTTGCAAAAGTCATCATAGTCCATCAGAAAAGTGTCCTGATCAAAATGTAATATGGAAATATTGCAAATGGAAGCATAATCTAGATTTTAAAAGTCAAAATTATTTGTATAACTTTTGGTTTGCTAAAAAGCATATCTTAGAAAGTAGTATTGCAATTATTGTAGAAAGTCCGGGAAATGTTTGGAGATTAGAAGAAAATGGTATCCATAATAGTGTTGGCATGTTTGGTTCATCATTAAGCGATAGACAAAAAATATTATTAGACTCATCAGGAGCTATGAATCTTGTGATTCTAACAGACAACGATGATGCTGGTCGTAAAGCAG